ATTAAGCCTATGGGTGGTTCATCTAATAAATGTATCACGCCCACCCTTAGAGCTTACTTTAAAAACGTGATACATAATGACAAAAGAACTTAATTCATATTCTCTATCTCGCAACTGGTTTGACTTTGCGTTTGATAATCCAGAGAAAATAAAACCTAATCACACAGCTCTATACTTCTTTATGATAGAGCATTGTAACCGTCTTGGATGGAAACGTAAATTTGGGTTGCCTACTACTATGGCAAAAGAAGCTATCGGTATACGCTCTTATAATACTTACATAGATACATTGAACGATTTAATAAGTTTTGGGTTTGTAGATTTAATAGAAAAGTCTACCAATCAATACTCAGCTAATATAATTGCCCTATCAAATTTTGACAAAGCAAGCAGTAAAGCACTAGACAAAGCATTTATAAAGCACGATACAAAGCAAGTAGTAAAGCAACGTGAAAGCATTAGTAGTATAGATAAACAAGAGAACAAAGAACAAGAGAACAAAGAACAAGAAAAAAGTAATAACGAATTAGTTAAACTTGAATTTCTTAATTGCTCTGAACAATACTTTACAGACAAAGCTAGAATATTGAAAGTATCAGTAGCCACTATTAAAAAAGAGGCGGAAGAATTTTGGCTAGATAACTACCAAGATAGTGCAGACAAACTTTCCTTTAATGATGTAAGGAGGCACTTTGGAAACTGGGCAAAGAAACAAGACATAAAAGATATATCAGACATACGCAGAAGAATACCTATAAACTAATGATAAGCGAAATAATATATTGCATAGGTAGCCAGAAGGTACACACAGTACAACTTAGGGGACAAAATGAAAACGCTATTGTATGTCCTGAGTGCAGCCATTCCAGAAAAAAGAAAACTGATAAGTGTTTAGGATACAACTATGAGAAAGAAATAGGGCATTGCAACCACTGCGAGGAGAGATTTGTAAAGTATAAAGAGTTTGAAAAAAAACAGGATTACTTTGTACCAGCATTTGATAACAGAACAGAGCTAAGTGATAAGGCTGTGAAGTGGTTCTTAGATAAAAGGCTAATAGGTCAAACCACACTAAGCAAAATGAACGTTAGTAGTTGCTCTGAGTTTATGCCACAGACAGGAAAAGAAATGAATTGCATAGCATTCCCATTCTACAGAAATAGTAAGTTAGTAAATGTTAAATTTAGAGACGGCAAAAAGAATTTTAAACTATCTAAAGGTGCTGAGGTTATCTGGTATAACTATGATGCAATAAAATCAAATGAAGTAATCATAACAGAGGGCGAGATAGATGCACTGACATTTATTAATGATGGATTTGATAACGTTATTAGCGTGCCTAATGGTGCAAGTGTAGGATCAATGGACTATCTAAACATCGAAGAACTAAAGCACGTAGAAAAGTTTTATTTAGCAGTAGACAATGATAGCAAAGGTTTACAGTTAAGAAATGAATTTGTTAGAAGGTTAGGTGCTGAACGCTGCAAGGTGTGTACATTCAAAGAGTACAAGGATGCTAACGAATACTATGTAAACAATGGTCACGGCTCTTTAAAAGATGTATTAGACAACGCTAAGCATCCAAAGGTAGAAGATGTAATAACCTTAGAAGATTTTGAAAAGGATGCAGATTATCTTTTATCTAACGGACTAGTGAAAGGTTTAGGTCTGGGAATAAATAAGCTAGACGATCACATAAGATTTGAAACGAGTAGAGTAATGGTAGTAACAGGCGTGCCATCAAGTGGTAAATCAAACTTTGTAGACTTCATTAATTGCAGGCTAAATGTTTTATACGGTTGGAAGGTGGGGTATTGGTCGCCTGAGTCTGCACCATACGAGAGCCATTTAGCAAGCATAGAGAGCATATTAGTAGGTAAGACGTATGATGCGAAGTACATCAAACCAAGCGAGCACATAAACGCTAAGAACCACATTAGGAAAAACTTCTTTTGGATTAACCCCGATAACGTTTATGAAACAGATCCGATACTTGCAAAGTTTGAATTTATGGTAAAAGCACACGGGGTTAAAATAGTTTGTATAGACCCGTTTACTAATATATCTACGGACGAACCTAACGAGCGAAAGTTTATAAAAGACTTACTTAATAAGCTGACTAGGTTTGCAAAGAAATTTGATGTACTGCTTCAGCTAGTGGCACATCCTAAGAAGATGGAGCGAAATAAGGAAGGTGTAATACCTATCCCTTCAATGTATGACATAAGCGGTAGTGCTGACTTCTGGAATAAATGCGACTATGGCATAGCATTAGGACGTGAGTATGACATAGAAAACAGAAAGCTATTAAGTAACGGTACAGTAGTAGTACACAAAGTAAAGCTAAAGACATTAGGAGAAACAGGGGCATTCGATTTTGATTATGATGTAATGAATAACAGATACAGAAGTCAATATAAAGAAAGTGATAGTAGTAGCTGGTTAGAAAGTAATGAGCCTACTCAGATAGAACTAATAGAAAACAACGACCAAGATATAAAACCATATAACCCAGAAGATGACATACCATTTTAAAGAAATACAAAAGATAATAAGCGACATAGGCAAGGATATGATTGTAAATTTTAAAGGAGACGATGTAAAAGAGCTACGCATTAAAATAAAGCTATTAGCAGAAATAGAAAGTAAGATCACAAGTAAACTATCCACTATTTAGAATCATTCCACTAGATAAAACAAACTAAATTTGAATATGAATATAATAAATTTTAGCGGAGGGCGTACTTCTGCGTATATGACAAAGAGATTAATAGACGAGGGATTAGATGATTACATAGTAGCTTTCCAAAACACTGGCAAAGAAATGCCTGAGACTTTAGACTTTATAAATGAGTGTGACAAAAGATGGAATCTTAATATAGTTTGGATAGAGTTTAGGTTAGGGAATAATTTTGAAGTAGTGGACTATGATACTGCATCCAGAAATGGTAGACCATTTGATGAATTGATAGCTCAAAACAATTGTGTTCTACCTAATACAATGATGCGTTTCTGTACTTCTCAAATGAAAATTAATACACTAAAGCGGTGGGCTAAAAGTATAGGAGTAAAAGAGTGGGATCATTATGTAGGAATAAGATATGATGAGCCTAGGAGATGGAGTAAGACATCTAATCTACCTAATTATATGAGTGTAGAACATCCATTAGTTAAATGGAAAACAACTAAGCCAGAGGTATTAGAGTGGTGGGGAAAACAAGATTTTGATTTAATGGTAAATGAGCCTTATGGTAATTGCGATGGCTGCTTTTTAAAAGGCAAAGGTAAGTTAGCTATAATTGCAAAGGAAAAACCAGAGCTATTAGACTGGTGGATTAACCACGAAAAAGAAAACACATTTAAAAAAGAAATAAGTTATAAGGATTTGAAAGCTAAAGCACAAGCACAAAAAGGGATATTTGATGACGACCCTTCATTTAGTTGTTTTTGTAATGTAGACTAGCCACTATTTAGAATCATTCCACTAGACAACTAGCGTATCTTTGAAGTAACGAAAAAACATTATGAAAGAAATAAACGAATTAAGAATCTACTTACATAGTCAAGTAGAACTTTGCAGCGATAACAAAGACACTACAGGGATGCACTTAGCTGAATGCCAGTTAATGAACGCTCACAAGGTAGCAGCTAAGTTACAAGGAGCGATAGACCTATTTAAAGAGATAGCAGAATGAAAGACAAAGACAGAGTAGAGTCTCACCTAGTAGCTATGGACGCAGTAATGAAGGAACGCCAGAGCCTAACAATTAGGAAAGATAACAAGTTAGCACTAAGAGCATTTAGAAAGATAGTGGCACGTAATGAGATACTAATAGAGGAAAACAAATTTTTAAGAACTAGATTATGGGGGTCATACGACAAGTAACACTACAGCGAGCCAATAGAAAGTCTGATAAGAGTATAAGCATATCATTTGTAACGAGCTTAGAAGAGTCTACAGAGGACTTTATGGAGGTAGACAAGCTAGTTAATAGTAGCGGCATATTATATTACTCAGAGAAAGGTACGCTCACCAAGCAGGAAACTGATGAGATAGATAAGGTAGAAATAGAGGTGGAGGGTAAGAGCAAATCACAACGTCTACGATCTGTTCTTTATGTTTATTCTCAGCAGGAAGGAAAGGACTTTAAAGATTTCTACGCACGTGAAATGGACAGGATAATTGAACATTATAAAGACAAGTTAGAAGATAGATAACGAATAAGGGTATGGCATTTAATTTTACGAATAAATAAAAACTAATAAGATGAAAAAAAATGAATTGTTTGAGATATTTGATAGGTATGATACTTACGAATTTATTAAAGAAGGAGAATCAATACACGGTATAAAGTGTAATGACCTTAACGGGTTAGCGGACGAGTTAGTAAAATTATTTAATGTTAGCAACCGAAGGGAACTTTTACTTGATTTCGCTGAATACTCAGAAAATGACAAAACAAGTACGGTAATAGATGAATGTGTAGATAATTACCTAGATAGTATCAAGTAATTATTACTAACGCCCGAATATGTGCCTTGTAATCCGTAAGGATTATGGCATATATTGGATGTTATTTAGAATCATTCCACTATTATATAACCACTATCTTTGAACTAGAAATGAAAGAATTATACAAAGCATTAGGAAAAGTTAAGAGCGAGGTAGGTGCTATCTCTAAGGAAGAAACAAACCCTTTCTTCAAATCAAAGTACTTTGACATCAATGGGCTTTTAAAGCACGTAGAGCCACTATTAGAAAAGAATGGTCTTCTGCTATTGCAGCCTATTCACGAAGGGAATGTGTACTCTCAGATAATCCATATAGAAACGGGTGACAAAATAGAAAGCAGTATGAATATGCAGGAGCTAACCGATCCACAGAAGATGGGCAGTATGATAACGTACTACAGAAGATATACGCTACAGTCTCTACTAGGTCTACAAGCTGAGGACGATGACGGGAATAGTGCAAGCCAAGCAAAGCCAAAAGATAATATCCCAGTAGTATGGCTAACAGAAACACAATCAGAAAAAGCTATACAAGACGGCAAAGTAAAGCAGGCATTAGATTACTACGATAGTACAACAGTAAGAGACGGCAAAAAGTATTGTATGAGTAAAGTATTAAAGACTAAACTACAAGCCGAGGTATAATGAGCAGTAAACTATTTTTACAAATAGGGGAGGAAGAGTTCAGCCAACTACCTAAAGACGTAAGAGCGTGTTTTAAGCTACTAAAGTGCGAACCTGATGACCAATACTTGTTTGATGAAGATAGTCACTACAGCGAGTTAATACACACCTACAAGAAAGCAAGCAAGAAACTAACGGAGTATAAGTTTAATAAAAGACACAGTAAATGAATTATAAATTAATCACAAACGTAGTTATTGAAGACATCTTTAAATGGGATATGCCAGATTTCTGCGATGCCTTTATATCAAGTGCAGACTATAATGGTAAGCCTATGACAGATGCTGAGCTGGATGATTTAAAAGATGAGTTTGTACACGATGAAGTTTTAAAACAAATAGGATGACAGAGCTAATCAATCAAGTACTATCTATGCCTGCCAGTCATTGGCAAGTCTTAGGCATAGGTACACTTACAGGAACTATAATACCATTTATTTACTTAGGTGGGGTTATAAGAGAAAATAAAAAATTGAAGAATAAATTAGGGTACTATGGGTAGTTTCACAGATAGCCGAGGACGCAAGTTTACCAAGAAAGCAATAGATAGAATGGTGAATGATGCGAAGAGGGAACGGATGCAGATGCAGATAGATGAACACGGATATAACTTTTGTGAGGACTGTGAGCGTAATAGCTGCAAGCCCGTAGATATGTCACACGATATAAGCGTTTCTGCGTGTCAAAGCAATCCAAACATACCCCTTGAATTAGCGTGGAGCATATCTAATATTACTCCTAGAGGTCGTCTATGTCATCAAAAACACGACAATTTATATCTAGGTAATAAACAAATATGATATACACGTTAAAATATAGCAAGTTGAGAGAGGTAAACTTTAAGACGGGTCTAACACTAGAGGAGTATAATAGAGCAGAAAGCAAGCACAAAAAGGAGGGATACATTTGCGTTAAAGAAATACAAAGAGAAATTAATGACTACAATAAAGATAACAACCAGCGAAGAGCTAACAAGTAGAGAGAAGATCCAGATGGTAAATTTGCTGATGGGCTTAGACACGTTAAACAATGATCCACTAATTATAATTAACGGAGTAGGGCAGGAGATATAGTTTATTTTGAATGGTTACAAACAAGCTACTACTATTGCAAGTAAGGGATAGGCTCTTATCTTTGTGCTAACGAAATAAGGAAATGAAACTAATAGAAACCATAAGAGTAACCGCCAATCAAAAGAGAAGGTTGTTCACCATTAGAAAGTACACCAATGGTAAGATGTACGCTAAGTATAGAACGCTCCAGATGTCCACAGAGGAGTTTGAGTCTAACGAGATGAACACAGATAACGACTGGGTGCAATTTTTAAAAACAGATGAGTACGAAGTAATATGAAAAATTGGAAAGGAACTAAAGGAGATTGGAGTGTAGGTAAGACTAAGCACTCAAAAAAAGAATTTAAAGGCGGTCATATTTATGTGAATGCCAATACACATAATAAAATGATTGAGGTTAATTTTTCTCCATCTAGTCAAATTGAGGCAATAGCCAACGCTCACCTTATAGCAGCAGCACCAGACCTACTAGCAGCACTGCAAGAGTTGTTAGACGTAGAAAAATTAAATGTAAACGCAGTAGTTGAAGCAGATAACAAAGCAAGAGACGCAATTAACAAAGCATTAAACAAATGAAATCATACCACATAAACAAACAGACCAAGACCTACACAGATAAGACAGTAGGACTAACAGAAGACCACCAGCATATAGGTAACTTTAACAGCGTAGAAGAGTTCCACACACGCTTAGATATGATGACACTAGTACTATGCGAGGGCAACGATAAACTAATAAGCCACCTAGGAGTTGCACAAGCTCTACACGTACCTAAGTACGGAGATGTTAAAGAGACTGAGGAGCTAGAGGCTATGGTGTGGCTATGGTGTAATCAGTGGGAGGTAAGGATAGAATTAGACTTTCAAGTTAGACAATCATTACTGAGTTGATATGAAAACAAAAGAATTAAGAATAGGGAACTGGGTATCTAATCCATTACAAAACAATATATCTTTTAAAGTTGACATAAGAACATTGAACACTATCAATGAGGATAATAGAACTCACGTAAACAAAGACCAAATGTATCAACCTATCCCAATCACAGAAGAATGGCTAGTTAAGCTAAATGTTTTGTTTGGATTTAACCACTGTGGTAGTCAATACATAATAGATTTTGGTTTAGATAGATATAATTTGAGGTTAAATTATGATGTCGGTATGTCTAAGTATATTGCAGAGATTAAGTACGTACACCAACTACAAAACATACACTACGCACTAACAGGTAAAGAACTATGAAAACAAGCATCTATAAGTACGTTAGAGAGTGCAGACGTAACAGCAGCAATGCAAAGGTATGGGCAGCTAAGCTACCTAATACAGGAAGGCTTATGTTTGCAACAGAGAAAGAGGCTGCCATATATGTAGACAGGTGGTTAATTAAACAAGGATTAGAACCAAGGATACTAAAGAAAGTATGACAATCAAAGAAACAATAGAGGTATTAACTCACGCTAATAAGTGGAGAAGAGATCAAGAAGTACCATCAATACACAGAATGCCTAACCCTACAGAGTTAGGTATAGCAATAGACACCGCAATAGAAGAGTTAAAGAAGGTATGACATTAGATAAAGCGAAAGAATTAGTAGGGCTTGTATTCGGGGAGGCATACGCTAAGGATAAGAAGATAGTAGAGTTCTATATTGATTGTAATGATATACTAATAGCAGAGGAACAGGTAAAAGCCTATGAGCTAGGGTATGATATAGGTTACAAGGACGGATTAGAGAAGTCAATGGTAGACTGTGGCAAACTAAGACTTTGCCACAGGGCGAAGATACATATTAATAATAGTTTATATTTGTAACATTGAATCTGCAAGAGGTCTACTTTGATAAGTCAATTAGAGATTACGCACGTAAGCTGACAGGTAACGAGTTTGATGCTGATGACTTAGTGTCTATTGCATTTGAGATTTGCAGCAGTAAGCCTATTAGATTAAACATAAAGGGATACTTTGCAGTAGTAATGCGTAACCAATGGTACAAGAAGTGTAATACAAACGATACTATACCACGCATAGCAGACACGGAGAGCGATGACATAGAGTCAACACTTGATAGGATGTATCATTATTACTCAGATATACTGACTGCGATTTACAAAGGCGAGAAGCTGACAGAGATACACAAAGGAAGTGGCATACCTTACGGTACATTAAAAGAAGATTACGCTAAGGCGAAAAAAGAATTTAAGATTTTGCATAAACAAACAAAAATAGCATTAATAGTCAGCTCAAATAGTGGGGTAACATACCACCGTTTGAATACTCCGTTCAGTAAACTAAAACAAGACTACGGAATAGATGTAGAGATACATTACAACTCTGACGACAGCTTTATACATAGACTTGAAGAAGTAACGCACGTAGTGTACAGTAGAAACATAAGCCAAAAGATGCAGCCTGAAATAGTAATAGGGGCTTTGAAACTTATGGGCATTAAAGTGATATGTGACGTAGATGAATATTGGGTACTTCCTAAAGGACACACGAACAGAGCAGCATTTAAGGCTAGTAACTATGACAAGTGCCAAGTTCGTAACATACAACTAGCAGACAGCGTATGGACTACCACGCCACAACTAGCAGATAAAATTAAACAGTATAACAAAAATGTACACGTAGTAAAGAGTGCTATATGGAAGGACGCTAAACAATTCAACCCTACTGCACTATCTTTAAAGTTTGATACCTTCTTCTATAGTGGAGGTAAGACTCATTTAAAAGACCTTAAACTTATAGGCAAATCATTTGATGAAGAGGAACTATTTGTTAAGACGCCTAACATCCCTAAGCATTTAGACTGTCACGCCTTAGCACTATCAGATATACACAACTATGCGAATGACTATCATACTAGCGGTATCTCAATCATACCATTAAGGGATACACTATTTAATTCTTTAAAGTCTGAGCTTAAAATGATAGAGTCCGGACACTTTTGTAAGCCTGTGATAGTTTCCAACGTAGAACCTTACACCAACTTAGCCACAGGTAAGAACTCAATTAAAGTATTACACAATGACTGGGCTAAGGCAATCAAAAGAATTAAAGGAGAACATAATCTACAGGTAGACTTAGGTATGAAACTTAAAGAAGACGTAGAAACAAAATACAATTTAGATAAAGAAAACAGATTAAGATTGCAATTATTATGAACATATCACCAGAATTACACGAGAGACTTACCCAAATAAACCTAGACCAGTCAGGTAACTTTGAGGTAAACAAAGCTACTCCAGACATTAGGAGCGAGTTTATATGGCTATGCAGAGAACATTACAGGAACTCCCCAGATATGGGCTGCGG